TTTCTTAGTGAACAAACGCAATGGCAAAAAGTATAAGTTTGCTTTAACGGAGGTATCATAATGAGTATTAATTTTGGAAATAGTACAAGTTTAGCTAATGTATTAAGTGCCAGTTGGCGACTTACTTCAAATTTTACTGGTAATCAAAACCCTATAACTGCTAACTGGGAAAGAGCAGATAACACTGGAACAGGAAACAACTATACAAATGTATTAACAGAAAGTAGTGGTGTTTTTTCTTTTACTTATACAGGATGGTACACAATTTCTTGGTCACATTATAGTTATGGTCAAGGTATTGATTCATATTGGTGTGAAATGATACTCCAAATCTCACCTAACAATGGTTCTAACTGGGAAACTTTAGCTCACACACAAGGTTTTCTTCTTGCTCAAAGTACAATGTATCAGATAACAGCTAGAACTCACAGTTTTAAAATACCAAATTCAAACTATAAAATAAGACTTGGTGTTGTTAATAATAATGGAAGTGTTATTACTGCCGGCAGCACTGACAAGCAACACACAGGTTTTACCATACATAAAGTAGCGGAGGTATAATTATGGATTTTCATACAGGAAGAGCAGATCACATAGAAGACTACTTAATTACAGTTCGTTCTGGACAATGGTTTGGCTGGTCTGATTCTAAAAATAAAATTTATGCAAACCTTGTAGTACATGACGGTGGTACTAAACCTACCGAAACTGAATGTACAGATGGTTTAAAAGCTATGCAAGATAATTTTGACGCTACACAGTATCAAAGAAATAGAGCAGCAGAATACCCACAGTGGGGTACACAACTTGATTACATATACCACAACGGACTCGATAAATGGAAGACAGATATAGTCGATCCTGTCAAAACCAAGTACCCAAAACCTAGCTAACTATGGGATTAACACAAGTATCAACAGATGGTGTCAAGAATGACGCAATCACAAAAGTTAAAATACCAGCAAACCAGATAGAAGCTAGTGAACTGGCAGATAACGCAGTCGATACTAATGCCATTCAAGACGATGCAGTTACACAAGATAAAATCGCTGCTGGTGCAGTTAATACACCTGAGATTGCAACCAATGCAATTAATAGTGACAAGTTAGCTAATAATTCTGTAGATGCTAACGCTATACAAAGTCTTGCCGTTACGTCAAATAAAATTACATCTGGTGCAATTAACAATACTCACATAGGTACTGGAGCTATAAATGGTGACAGACTTACAGATGAAACAGTTTCACTAGCTAAACTTCCACATGGAGATGGTAGTAGTGATGGTAAGTTCTTACGAGCAAACAACGGAGCAGATCCTACGTTTGAAACTGTAAGTACAACACCTGCTGACGGAAGTATAACAAGAGCTAAATTATCAGATAATGTCAAAATAGCAGTTGCAGGTCGCAACATGATAATAAACGGTGCTTGTAGAATTTCACAACGTTTAGAAACTGGTGGCAACAATACAGCAATTCTTAATGATACTAACAATAATAGTGGTAGTGCTTGGATAGCTTACCCTGTTGACAGATTTGTTTGTTGGGCAGTTGGCGGTGGTGCTTTAACAATACAACGTTCAGATGATGTGCCGGCAGGTAAAGGGTTTAGCAATTCATTAATGATGACTTGTTCTACAACAGATACAGACGCATTAACTCAAGGTAGTACATATTATATTTTGCAGCAACGAATTGAAGCGTATAACACAAATAGATTATCTATGGGAGGAACTGGTGCTAAAAGTTCTACTCTTAGTTTTTGGGTAAAAGCACCTGCCGGTACTTACGGTGTTCATATATCTAATAATGCACAAAACAGAGTATATTTAAAAGAGTTTACTGTTTCTGCAAATCAAACATGGGAATATATAACAGTAACTTTTCCCGGTGATACAACAGGTACTTGGGAAAAATATACAAATTCTGGTGTACAAATAAATTGGACACTAGCTGCTGGTACTAATTATCAAGGTACAGCAAACCAATGGGCCACCAGTTGGGATTCACATACCTCTAACCAATTTAATTTTATGGGTACTGTCAATAACATATTTAGAATGACAGGCATACAATATGAAGTAGGAACTGAAGCTACTGAATTTGAACACAAGCAAATAAATCAAGACAATGCTGATTGCCAAAGATATTTTTATAAACATAAAATAACTGATTCTATCGGACCTTATTTTATGCAGTATCACTCTTCACATAAATTTGTACATGATTGGTTCCCAGTAGAAATGCGTGTAGCTCCAAGTGCAAGTGTTAGTTATAACGATGGGTCAGGTCATACAAGTTATAAAATATCACCATCCCATTTTAAAGCATATATGGGATCATCATATACTGATGGTAGTAGCTATCGTTTATCAAGTGCATCTTACAACGCAGAATTATGAACAACGCAGGCAACTGGACTTACAAATTATTAGGTAAGCACACTCAACCAGAATTATCTGGCATAGACATAGATTGTATTTTAAGAATAGAAGATAATACCATTATTCCAAAAATTAGAGGAAACATGGAGTATGAACAGTATTTATTAAGAGTAGAAGCAGGCTATGTACCAGAAGCTGCTGATTAATTATGCCAAAACCTACAACCGAAGAACTGCAAGCTGAACTACAGGAAGTGGTCACTAAGCATAACCAAGCACAAGATGTTATGAACCAATGTAAAACTAGGTTTACTGAAATACAGGCAATTTTAAAAGATAGACAGGAAGATATTGCTAGTTAGTTTTTTCCATTTGTCTTGTCATCATAGACATTGTGACGTAAAGAGGTGCTAATGCACAGATCCCTGCGAAAGTTATAATGGTGACAGGCATTAATGCTTTTGTAAAAGCTTCTTTCCACATATGTTTCAAAAAATCTCAAACATTTTAAGTATAGCTTCATTCTTACTTATTACCAGCACTTTAGGTGCATCATATTTTGGTTACAAATATGTCCAATCTCCCCAGTTTCAAAAAAAGATTATGGATAAAGTACTTGGGGAAGTCCAAGGACTAATCCCAGATGTACTTGGCAATGCACTACCTGATGTGACAGGGCCATCAATTCCAACCCCATCTCCTTTAGAAAAATTAAAATTTTAATTGGAAATTCCTGAGATACATATTCCTGATGTTCATATTCCATATACCTATGTGCCTGACTACAGCCATTCCAATGTACAAGTTATAGGTTGCACTTACTACCACAGAGATACAAAAAATACAGGCAATAGAAATTTATTAATAGAAGATCCTAATGGGGTAGTGTCCAATTGTAATTACCCTAGTTTTGTACCATTAAATTATGTACCAGATCAATTAATAATTACAGAAGAGATGCCTAATCTTGCTAATGAAGGCGAGATGCCAACAAGCGAAACACCGCAACCTAAGATACCTAAAGACAAAAAAAAAGAAACTGAATACGAACCATGTCCTCCCAGAAATGCACCATATAGAAAGGGAGATTTCAAAAACGAGCTTCGTATTGAAAGGCTGTTAGACTATGAAAGAGACGTATCAGATGGTTCTTGTAATGCGGTCTGGGAAAAAGTACCTTTCATCGACCAATACATCCCAACGGCTAGCGTGGTTGTCTCTACTATTTTTATTGCTACTGTGGCTGCGACTACACCTGTTATTATCCAACTTATAAAGCCTTTAATAAAGCAAGTCGTAACCAAGCTGACAAAAAAGAAAAATAAGATAGAATAAATTTGGTTGATGGACTCAACCTCACACCATGCAGCTAATTTCTACTAAATTTAGTTGCTTTTTAATTTGTGTGTATGTGATATAACTTGGCCGGGTGGAACTGTAACTGCAATACCTTCGCATATAGATGCAAACTTGCCTGTAAAAACTACACCCAGTTTTGCCTGTTCACCACATACTTTAAGTCTAAAGAGGGCAAGCTCTAATTTTCCCTTCTCATATAATAACTTTTGATTTTTTATATTTACCTCTGTTGCTTTATGGCATAGTGCAGGTGCTTTGCCTAGCGGAATACTAAATTGTGCTGATATACCGTAGTTTAAATTGTAGTTATCCTTTTCAAACCTCGGTGTTTCTTGAACGTATTTAATTTCACCAGTAGTTTCGTCATAAATATTTTGTCTGGTAACAGTTTCTATAGGACGATTAAATGACCATGCATCAGTTACATAAGGAGTAATGGTTAAGCTAGGAGAACTACAAACAATACCTTGACTCATCCTAAACTGTGGAGTTGAGCTAGGGGCAATCATAGTAGCGTTGTTATTAACTGTTCCCTGTGCGTTGCTAGAGGGGCTTGCAACGGTTGTATTAGCTAAAACCTTACTTGGACATAGCAATAATAAAATTACTGCCCAAACGTAGTTTCTACGGTAGTGGTTGTAGTTGTGTTTATGGTGCGGTTTATTGTGGTTATTGTGTCTAGGCCGGGAGAAATTATAGATTCTACTAAAGAAAATGGCTGAGAAGAATTCACTATTTTCCATCTTGGAACTCCCGATAGCGTAGGACTTGTATATGAAAAGTTAATCCCATTAACTGTTTGCGTAGCTTCTGCCGTAGGGATTGCATTGATATAACCATTAACATCTGCACTTTCTATGTTCGTACCTGAGACACTCAGAGAATACCCTGTACGGAACTGGTGGCTGACTATATTTTCTGTAACTACAGACTCTGATTGGGAATTTGTGCTTGAAGATCCTGTTCTGAAGGTAGGTACTATTGGATTTGCAAAAGTTTTGACAGGAAATAATATTATTAATAGCAGCCAAAATTTAGTCAATGGTAATAGTTACGGTTGTTGATCCTACGCAACTTGAACCTGATCCAAATGCACCACTACAAGTATGAACACCTGATGATAAAGAAGTCATAGCACCTGATCCTAACGTACCTCCACTACCTATTGTTGTTTGTCCTGACAGATGAGGTAATGCTGCTATGCCTGATGAAGGAGTAATTGCACTTGGAGTAGCATCCCCCATATTTATAGCTTCTGTTAATGAGAACGCTGACCCTGCCGTAGTTACTGACTTGTCAGTTTGTATAAGAGCCGGAACACCTGCGGTTAAACTGCCTAAATTTAAACCACCTATTTGTTGTGCCGTAGTAGATCCACCACTAGTTACTGAAGGAGTGATGTTGTTACCTGATATTGAATATGTAGTACCTAATTTATTCGTGACAGAGTACGGCATATCTACAGTAATCTGGGCAGATGTAGTAAATTTTTGCGTGATGTCTGCTAGTGCTACAGAAGGGCTAAACAGTAACAGTAATGCAAATAGTTTTTTCATTTTTTAGGATCGACTACTTTAGTGCCAATAATTTTTATTGGTGTTTCGATTCTAACTGTCTGATAACTACCAGATTGTGACGCTAGTAACTCTTCTACTTCTTTTTTATTTAGTGGTTTGTCTTCTGGTTTAAACGTACCATCACCCCTTTTCTTAGCACCTTCCAAACCAAAACTGGCTAATGCACCTGTCAGCAAACTTGCAGGGAAAGTTATATCCTTGGGTTCGTTACTGTATCCCGGCAAAGTTATGTAGTTAAGGGATACTATAAATCCACTCCAAGCGACAACAACAAGTCGGACAACAACAGATATAAAAGCTAACTGTTCTTCTTTATCGGTAATGTTTTCTTTGAGTTTCTGTAAAACTCCCTTTTTTTCTTCTGTCATAATAGGGATTTATTAGTCATACTATACATAATTACCTATTTACGCAAATGACAGAGGTACAAGCGATGTTAATAGGAGCAGCAGCTACTGCTTTTGTTATGGTTTTATCTAACATGAGTAACCGTAGAGAGAAAACTATTATTGATATCTACACTAGATTAAACAAGTTGTCGCAAGCGGTTAGCAGAATAGAAGGCAAGATACAATAACGTGTGCTATGTTTGGAAAAACAAACAAACTATGTACAAAATACTAAAACCTATTTTGTTACGCTTCCTTTCTACGACAGGTTGTAAACGATTAATAGTTGATTTGCTTAGATCAGTTTGTAAGCAGACCACAAATACATTGGACGATAAAGCAGTTGATATGTTGGAGCAGCAATTGTTTCCTAAATTAAACTGATGGCTAAAGAAAAATTTCTAAACATTGAAATTGATGAGCCACCAATAGAATTAGAATTGTCAGTTGAAATGAGATGTAGAGAAATTTTAGCTAGTGATGATTTTGATGACGTAAAAAGATATTGCACACACTTAGTCAGATACCAAATGAAACAAGATGTTATCTTTGCTTCGATTCTTGGTAGGTTAGTAGAAGTTGAAGCAATCCTTGCAAAAAAAGACATTACAGAGGAGCGTAAAACTATGGACAGAATAAAAAAATTCTTTCATAATTAAAAGAAAAGGAGTTTATTATGCCAAAAGGAAAAGGTACTTACGGAACTAAAGTTGGTAGACCACCAAAAAAAAAGTAACATATAAATAAGTCTTGGCATCTCTTCCATAGCTAGGACTAATACCTCAGAGTAATAGGTGGTCTAGTTACTCTGGGGTATTTTATTTAAAATGGAAACTGATCTAGGTTGTCATTACCTTTGTGTGATGGATCTCCCTTTTGCTTTGGCGGTTGATAATTAGATTGTTTATTTACATCAAATACAGATACCATTACTGATGTTGAATTTGGGTTTTTAAAATCTGGTATACCTGCTAAGTTAACCCATCGGTCAAGAATAATAAATTCTCCTCCGTCATCATTTTGCATGACAACTCCAATGTTTTGCCAGTTAGCTTTTCGATTCCCTTCTTTGTCGGTATATTCCCTCGTCTTTACTGCTAAATCTTTTACTTTTTGTGCCATAAGGTGTCTCCTTTAGTATGCGTATTTTTACAAAACCACCAAGGTAGTCTTGATCCATTGTTGAGATAACAGTATTAAATCGTTTGTCGTTAATGCGTAGTGCATCAGACAATCCATCAATACCTGACTTCATTCTAGCAACTAGGTTGTCTCTGTCATAACTTCTTCTGTCTGGTGGTATAAACGTCATCTCTAAAACTAAAACTTCTGGTAAATCATTGTACTTAGGATATTTTTTTAGTTGTTCTTTGGTGACGCTAAGACAGGCTTGCCTGTATTGTTTCTTTGCCCTAGCTAACTTAGCCCAATGCAACCTAGCGTTAGGACTGAGGTCACTTGGCGGCCAACCCAGAACAACCTCAATCATTCTCTTGCTCCAACTCTTGTATACGTTTTTTAATTCCATCAAACCTAACAATGTATTCTTTTGTTGGTAAACCGTTAAACCAAAATTGTGTTTCTAGTTCTGCTAATTGCTGTTTGTAATTTGCAACCTGCAACATATCTTTTTGTTTATCTGATAGTTGATGCGGTGGATATTCTTTTCTATCAAAGTTTTTTTTAAATTGTACTAATTTTTCTGGGTCACTTGGATTAAACCACAAGTCACCTGTCTGTACATCGTTTCTTTTTGTCATTAGGATTTGCTCCATAGTTTAATTAATAATTCTAGTTCTTTAATGCGAACCTTTGCTGCTGCTATTTTTTGTTCACTTGTCATGAATTTCTCCTGTAAGATTCCCAATCAAAACCTATCACCTTACCTCCATTCTCACGCAACCTATCGGTTACACGTTCACCAAGATAATCGGATAGCTGTTCCTTTGGTATGTTCGATAATAAAATTGATGGCTTTCTATTTTCATAGCGTGTGTTTAGTACATCAAACAATACTTGTTTCTCAAACTCTGACCCAAACTGTACTCCCACCTCATCCAGTACAAGCAAATCAGGTGATGCAAATACATTTACTACCTGACTTTCTGTTTCTTCTTTTGTATGCCAACTATCTTTAACCCTTCTAATTAGACGTTGCACGGTGACAAATAATGCTGACCGTTGTTGTTGCATGATGCTCAACGCAATGCCGATAGCAAGATGAGTTTTGCCAGTACCCACTTTGCCTACGAAGATTGCACTTCGTCCTTCTCTTAAAACTAAATCAAAATTTTCTGCATACTCTGTTGCAAATGCTAATGCCTTTTGTTGACCACTAGTCTTTGCCACATAACTTTCTAATGTCCGATCTTTAAATCGTTCTGGAATTGCTGCACCATTTATTTTTGCTTTCCATTTACTAGCAATACGTTCTTCTTTTAATCTTTGATCTGCTGCCAATTGCTCCTTTGCTTCCTTATCCCTTTGGATCATCATGCATTTAGGACACGCAGTCCAATGCTCGCCAATAAAGTTTGTTGAGGTATATGCACCATGCTCTGAACAATTGCGTTCCTCTGTTGGCCTTTCTTGGTTTAAAACTTTTTGTAAACTCATATCTCTTGCTCCCCCTCACCATAACTAGTAGTAGCAAAAGATTTTTGTTTATCTGCCACCCAATCGCTTTTAAAACTTTGCCATCCTCTTGCTTGGCACATAACCAATGCATCCTCCAAACTAATAGAAGTTTTCTTTACTTCATTCTTTATACCTTTTAAAGCAGTTTCTGTTAATGGTGCTTTCTTGTTTTTTCTATGAACTAAGAAATCATCCCATGTTTTTTTACTTACATTACGAGGACGCTTTAGCGTCTTATTATTATATGTTTCTTGTTTATTGTTTCTTGTTTCTTGTTTCTTGTTTGGTTGAACCACTGTTGAACTAGCGTTAGACCTAGCAAGAGCAGATGCTTTACCTGCTCTAATTGCTGACTGCACCTTGCTTTGATACTTTTCTATCTCTTCATCAGCCCTTGGATTAATCCATCCTTTGCCAACTTCTAATTTAAAAAATTCTTCCAAAACAGTTTGCACTTCTAACACATTATCCTTCATGTTGATCTTGCGTGCAACA